ACCACCCGCAAGCGGATGAGCAGTTGAGATCAATGGTTGACCATCACCAATAGCATAATTGGTATCAAATGCATTGTTTAAAACATTTGCACCTTTTACTTCTTTAGTGTGTTGCATGGATCGAGCCAAGGCTTTTGTATACCTTCTACCCAATTGGTCATACAAGTTATCTTCAATAGCTTCTTCAGTTAATGCAAAAGCAAGAGCCACAGTTTCGTGTGTATATCTTGCAGTATAGCCTTCTGAAGCATTATCAAAGTTAACGCCTGCACCCTCTTCCTTGACAGGAGCAGCACCAAATCCAACAACTAACACTTCTTCTTCAAAAGCTCTTTCAGAGTCTTCTATAGAATACAGTTCTTCGTATTCGCTGTTGTATTCGTCATATTCTAGTCCAAATAGAGCATTAAGACCCGGTTCTAGTTCTTTCGCAAGTTGCGATCTACTTATAGCCATTTGTCACCTACCTTATGCTAGACCTGCGGATTTAACACCACAGATATGATTTTGAATTACGCATAATACATTCGTATTAGCACTCGCTACATCTTCATTGTCAGGGTCTTGAGAAATGTCAATAGCCTTCAAAGGAAGAGTTGTTGTTGTCGCACCTGTTGTGACATCTAGTTCTACTCCTGAAATACCTGTATAGGTGCTTCCTGAGTTAGTGTCAACAATATCAAAGTTTCCAAACAGATCAGCCACTGGGAAAGTGTCGTCTGCCTGAACCTCAAATACTGTTTCAGGGTCGTCTACGATAAATGCAATTATATCTGAAGCATTGGTGCTTGCTGGATAATAGTTGCTAAATATCTGCTCGGATGATGTTGGGTCTGTGTACATACAGCCATTGAATACGCCAACTACGGGAACGGCACTGCCTGCGGCAGCTCTTTCAACGGTTCCACCTGTGACTTGTTTCACGATGTCGCCTTGAAAGATTGAAGTTCCGTAGTTTGCTGCTATTCGATAGCGGCTTTGTCCGCCTGAATAGGGTGAGCCACCCATCATTCTTACAGGTTTCAGACCAAATGAAGCGTCTTTATTCGCCATTATTTACCTACCTTTTTTTTCCAAATGATACATTCGATTTTCTATCGGAAGAATACTTCACATACTTGTTATTGCCTTGAACTTCACTGAACATTGTATTATCAAGAGCTTGGTTCTGTTGAACATTTCTGTTCTTGTAATGCTCGTTCCGTTCTTTAACAGTTTCTGTTGGTATTTTAGCCAATATCAAACCACCTACGCTTATGACACCTGCATGTCTTCCATGTTCGATTGTAGGTAAAGGGAAATCAGGCATTTCGTCTTGTCGGACAAATTCCCATCCTTCTCTCATACGGGCAGAAACATTGTTTCTGTCCTCTACTCCTACATACTCTGCCCTAATCCAACGGTATTGATAACCTTCGGGTGCGGGTGGAGTCTCTAACATCCTTGCAGGTTGCCAAGGCTTTCTTCTAGCTTTTTTATCGTGTTGCTCTTCATCACGAGATGTACGGGTTACATTATCAATCGCATCTAAATCCATTATTTTGCTCCTTCTATTTTCATCATCTCTTTGCCTACACGCTTGAGCCACTCTTCGTTACTCATGCCATAAGGCTTTAAGTTGCTTTTAACAGAAGCATGGTTAGAATTGATTCTAATTCCGCTTCTCTTCCCTTGTGCTTTTTGACGGCTTCCAGTAGAAGCTGAAGCTACTCTCTGCACAGATGAGTTGGCTCCTTTGCTGTCGTTTAGTTGACCCAATTCAGGGTAAACTTTTCTTAATCTGTTGTCTAACTCTTCGTAATACTCTTCACTAGAGCCATCGTAACCTTCAGCTTCGAGGTCTTCATGAATTCCCATAGCAGTGTAAGTTTTTACTCTGTCTTTTTGGAACCAATCGTTCTTCTCTGCCCAAGCTAACGCTTTCGAGTCAGGCTTGGGTTTATCATACACTGAAGTTTGGTTGTTTGGAACACTTTGTTGTGTTGGTTGTTGCACAGATTGTTCCGCTTGAAAGCTTTGTTGTTCTTGTTGCATTTTTGCCAATCTGACCCTTTCTTCTTCAAGGGATACTTTGTTCAATAATTCAACGCTTTTAAGCTCAAGTTCAGCATCGTTGGTTTCTCTAGCTTTTTTATACAAGTCTTCTGCTTGTTGCCTTTGAGACTTTACACGATTTTCATATTCATCCGTGTAACTTTTATCCAATGCTGATGCTTTGGTTTTTACTGTGTTGTATTCACTAGCTAGTGAATAATATTTGCTTTCCGCTTGTGAAGCTCTTTCTTCAGCCAAACGAATTCTTTCGTTTAACTTGTTTATTCTTTTGCTTACACCACGGGTGTATTTATCAAGTTCATCATCTCCGCCTGAGTCGTTTGATGCCTCTTGAGTCTCTTCAGGAATTTCTACAGATTCTGTAGCTTCCTCGTGATCGTCAAGTTGAACCTGAAGTTCTTCGTTTGTTTCTTCAATCATATGATCTCCTATGCTGAAACGATGTCATCAGGGTTAAGAATGGTAGCAATGACTTCATCATCATTAATGATTCTGACTTCGCTATCATCCGCCAATTTAAACCTAGAGCCTGCATATCTGCCTATAAGAACCCATTGACCCTTTTTGCACCAAGGTTTTTTATCTTTAAACCTTCTTTCATCTTGGTAACATTCAGGACCCATGGCTACTACATAAGCAACTACAGTCGCTAAGGTTTCCTTTTCTATGGTTTCCTTTGTCAGCAAAATGCCACCTTCGGTAACACCTTTACCTCTATAAGGTAAAACCAAAATACGCCAACCAGTTGGTTGAGGCATTCTTTCGACAATACTTTTGTCAATCAATGATGGGTCTAAAACCCTGTCATCTTCTTTTACAAAAGCCTCATCTAAACTTATTGTATCTTCTTTTTTATCTTTTTTAATTACTTTAGTCATCGACAATATCTCCTTCGTCATGTAAGTGTTCTTTTATCTTATCATGAATATAGGATATTGCTGAGATTTCTCCCATTAAAAATTGATAATTTTCCATGTCTTTTACTCCACCTGACATGACAATATCGTGTACTTGCTCCTCTCTACTTTTTAAATCTTTTCTCAGAGCATGAATAAAATCATACTTGTCCATAGATTAATACACTCCACTGAAATTATTGCCTCTTAAAGCAGCTCCTTTGCCTCTGCTTTTGCCTTTACCACTGCCCGGTTTGAATGCTTCAACCTTGACCTTTTTTGGCTGAGACAATGGAATGCTTCCTTGACCTTTTATTTTAAGGGAAGTTTTCGCTTTCATTGTTTACTCCTATTTTTTTGCTTGACTCAGAGCAATAGCCTGAGCTTGTATTTGTTTGGCTCTATTGTAAGGAACATCAAGCTTTTTAGCCAAACTTTTTATAGCTTTGTTTCTAGTTGGACTAGCCTTACTTCTAACTAATTCACTAATATTAGCAGAAATAGTTTTTTTACTTTTTCCCTTTTTTAGTGGCATTAGTTTTTTTTACTGTTGTTGTTTTCTTTGCAACTGTTTTTTTCTTTGTAGGAGCTTTTACAGCTTTTGGCTTAGGTGCTTCTTCTACAACCACTTCTGCTTCAGGTTCCATAACCTCAATGCTTTTTAACATAGCTTCTGCATTTTGCTCTTTAGCCTTTTGAAGCATTTTCTTTTCTTTTATCTGCTCCTGAATTTTTTTGTTGATTGAACTTGTCATTTATTCATCCTCGCTTGTAAGTCGATTAATTTTAACTCAGCCTGTTGTCTAAGTCTTTCTTTTGCAATGTCATTTTTTTCTGATGCATTCATTGCTTGTTGATCTGCTTTTTGTTTTTGTAATTGCAACTCAGCAGATTTTTCCATGGCATCTTGTTGTTCTTTAGAAGCAAACTGTTGGTTTTTCAACTCTATTTCTTTATCACGCAAGCCAAGTTCTTGTTGCCTAATAGCAACCAATGGGTCTTGTTGTTGTGGTGGTTGAATAGAAGCCAAGAACTCGGTTGAGAGTTGTGCCAAGATTGGAGAACTCATGCTTTCAATAATGCCTTGCACTTGTTGTTGTACCATCATTTGTGATTGTGGATCAAGTGTTTGTGCCTGTTGCATCATTTGTTGTATTTGTTGTTGTGCTTCAGGTGGCATTTGTTGTTCTGCTATTTGGTTAGCTAAGAATTGTAAATGTTGCATGACATGAGCAATAATCATAGATTGCAACTGTGGGTTCATTTGAACACCTTGTGTCAAAAACAAACTCTTGTGTGCTTCTATGTGTGCTTCATGATTTTGTTCTGCAAAAGCATTAGCAGGAATACCCTGCAATAAACCACTGTTTTCTATGCCTGCATCTACAGGTTTAGGAGTCATATCTTGTGGTGGCAATAACAAAGCTTCTATGTTATCCACACCAAGTGCAGAATACATTCTGTAATAAGCCTCATATATACCCTGTGGTCCATGTATTTCAGGATTAGATTGAACCATGGTTAATAGTTCTTGTGCCATCACTATTCTTTGACTCATGGAGAATATGTTTGGATCAGATACAGGTATGACATCTACCTTCTTGCTAAAGTCTTCTAATTTTATTTCTTTTGAGCCACTACCTGTTTCATATGGATAGACTGGTGGCAAGAATTCACCAAAGACTCTAGCCAAAATTTTAAATTCTGTTCTTTGTGAGTAATGCAATCTTTTGTGAATTGCACTCATGACTTTTGTACCCTTTTCTAATAAAGCTACAGTTGTACCAACAGGCATAGCTGCATTACTATCACCAATATTCATATCGGCAATAGATGCAAATCTTTTACCACTGTCAACCAATAATCCAAGCAAGCTAAATAAAACTCCACTTGGTTCTTTATAAGGCAATGGCATCAATGCATCACGCAAAGCACCACCCGGTGCGTCTATATCTCTAAATTCACCCGGTTGTAAAGGAGATGCTTCATCTCTAATTCTTATGCCTCTAGCTTTAAAACCTGCTGGTAAATTAGATAAAGTACCTGCATCGATAAGCTGTCTTAAAATAGATGTTGTGGCTTTAGATAAACCACCTATCATGTGTGAAAGACCTAAACCATAAAATCCTAAGCCCGGTAAAAACTTGTACTGAACAAAATAATTAATTTTATTTTTAATTGGATCATCAGGCTCATAGTTTCTTCTAATAGATAAAACTCTTTGTGAAGATTCGTCAATGGTAATAATGTAAGGTAATTTTAATCCTGTTGGCTCACCATTTTCATCTAAGTCCTCAAAGCCTTCTATTTCTGCAACTGTATGTATTTCATACAATCGTCTTTGTTCATCGTTATTATACTCAGGCTCAACACCTTGTATTTTATCAATTTCTTCTGTAACCGTGTCTCGTGTTTCTACTTCACTGCCCGTTAACTCTATGTCTGCATAAAATCCTGAAAGTTGTAATTTTCTTACTTCATTGTTGCTCATAGAAACAATATGAGTTACTCGTTCTGCACTAAGCAGATCGGTTGCTTCATATGGAACTAGCAAATCTTCAGAAGGTACAAACTTTGATACAGGTCTTCTTATGGATGCATCGTAATAAACTTTTTTAAATGCACTACCTGATAATGGTAGATAAAATAACAATTGATCCAACTCAGGATCATATTCAGGCATTTCGTTCATAATGTAATAATTCATGAACTCAGCAACTCTTTCTGCTTGCATTTCTGTGTTGGCATCTCTTTGTCCAACTATTTGTGTTTTAACAGGTCCTTGTGCAGGCAAAAGTTCTTTGTATGCTTGTGCTTGGAATTGAGTTACAGATTCAGCCAAGATAGGATGAATTACGCCACTAGAACCCTCAAAGGGTTGGCTTCTTTGTTCGTCAAACCTCATGCCAAGATATTTAAGACCGTCTGTGTAAGTCTTCATCCACTCTTTACGAGATTCTTTATCGTTTTCTACATCGTTAATTAATTTTTTGGAAATAGAACCTAAAACATAGTCATCTAAA